CTTTGTAAAAATCTATATTTGTTTGATCATATCCCCAGCTACAAACAAAAATATCTCCAACTTCTACTGTACTTGTATTTCCTATTTTTTTGTATCCACTCATAACGCGGATATTTACGTTATGGCTTTTAGTATCGGTGTGCATTTCGCTAGTGCGCTTACTTTTCTTAGCTTTTACTTTAGTTGGTGCTGATTTCTTTTTAGGCGCAGCGCCTACTCCAGCACGCTTTTTACTATAGCTAATCGCCCAGGCTTGCTTAACGGCTTGCGCCTGCGTGAGCTTCGGATTCTTTTTGCGCAGCTTGCTGGCCTCTTTTACAACGGCCTTAAATTTTGCTCTAGCGGCTCTTTGCTTTGCTGTCATATTATTTCTTTCTAGTTACAAAATACAAAACGGCAGCGCCGCCGATTAGTAACGGTAAAAAATTAGGTTTTTTTGTGGCTGTCGTTTGAGCTGGTGCCATATCAGTAGTGGCCTGCAGCTCGGCTGGCTCAAATACCTGATCGGCAATATCTATGTTTGTAGCTTCAGTAGCGGCCTTTGGCTCCAGGGCTTTTTTTGCCAGCTCTTGCGCTCTTTTATTTAACGCGTCCTTACCTACCTGTACCAGCTCGGCCGGATCTATTCCAATTTTAGTAAAAAAGTCGGCTACCTTAACCAGTAGTGGCGCTGCGGTCGCGGCGGCTGCGGCTGGTGCTGCAGGTGCGACGCCGATCTGCTCCATTCCGAAGATCCGCTTTTTAGTAGATCCCTTTTCCCAGGCTTTCTTTAGTGCATTGATCTGGCCCCCGGCTCCCTCCCAAAAACTTGTGAGCTTGCTAGGTGCTTTTTGCCACGCAGCAGCTAACTTAGTTGCCAGCCCTGCAAAATTTAATGTAACCAGTAGCAAAAAAGAATTTCGAACAGGTGCGGCCGCTACTTTCAAAACTACTTTCGCGCCTTTCTTTAATACCTGGCCTGTAGTACGACCGGCAGCTTTGCGGGCAGCCACGACTGACGTCTGGGCTGCTTGTTTCGCCGCCTTAGTCGGCGCCGCTTTCTTTGCTGCTTTGGCAGCTCTTAGGTCTGCCCTTTGTTGCGCTGTTGCGCCTATTCCGCTTATTGAGTATAATGCCATTTTTCTGTCTGTTGCGTATGTGTACGGTTTTTTATAGTCAAAGTCGCCAACTACTGGATCGATCCAAATTTCGTTACTTGTGCCAGGATTAACAACTACAAAAACGTGCTGCGGCTGCTTGTCAAACATTTTATAGCTAGCAAAGCGATAGGCAAACGGTATGCCTAAATTCTGTAAAACGCCGCCAGCGAATAAGCTATAGTGTTTGCAGTCGCCGTAACCAGTCGCCAGTATCGCTGCAGGGCTTTTTACCGTCTGCTTGCTTCCTGGCTCAATTACATAGCGCACATTGTTTTTAAGAAAATTAAAAATTTTTCGCGCTGTTGCTCGCCTTGATCCCGCATTAAAAAAAGAACTGATTTTGCTATAGTCGCCAGCGTGCCTGCGGTGTGCTTCCAGTATAGCGTCTATTATGTCGCCGGTACTTTGATCTGCCGTAAGCATTTCACGTCTATTTTGAAACGGCCCCAGCCTACCCATTAAAGTAGTTGCGTCCATTTCTTAGATCATTTTACTTTCACTAACAGGAACAACAAGGCCGTCCACATTAGCCGTGCCGGTAAAACTGACGCTGGTAGATCCGATAGGACGGCTTAACAGCTCGCGCACCGTTTCAAACACACCGACAGCGCTAGGCCTTGCCTGCAGCTTCAAAATACTTTCGCTGTTAGCTGCTACCCGCTGATCGCCGAACGCTGATACATTGGCGACAGTTGATCCCTGTACGTTTATAGATCCAGTAATTGATTTTATGACTATAGCCTGGTTAGTAGGATTAGAGACGGCCAGATCCACGTTAAATACCGGTGCGAACAATGTGCCGCCTGGGCGTAGTGATCGCAGTGAAAATATCGCTCTTTGTCCAAAGCGATAGCGTGATAAGAAAAACAGTGCAGCTGCGCCGCCTACCAGTAATAAGATATTCCGCATTTACAATGTGCTGCGGCCTTTTAGATCCTTGTCGTTTGTCGTTACCGAAAATAAGATTGAAAAGTCAAACAAAAAAAACTATTTCAAAACTTTTCTTTTTTTGTAACTTTTCGCCTAGCCCGCGCGCGGCTCTTTATGGCCGCTGCGCGGTCTATGGCGAAGTTAGTTAAAAAAACTGATATATTGTACATTTTTGAAGCTAAAAATATCCACATTGTTACCTGTATTCACCTTTATTTAATAAAAGTAATGTCTTATATAGGGTACAAAAAAGGCCCAGCGTAGAAACGCCAGGCCGAATTGCTTAAAAAAACCCTAAACCAACTGCTTATGAGAAAATAAATATACTACTTTTTCTCAAAATCGCTTATGAGCCACGTGCGGCCCTCAAAATTGGCCGTTTCCTTGTCGTACCAGTTAATATACCAGGCGCCGCAACTGGCGCAAAATTGGCCAAATTTGAGCCGATTGGTTATATTTCGGTATTTCCTGGGCCGCTTGGTGCCAGGCTTAAAAAAAACTATCGCCGTTTCCAGTTTTTTACTCATTTTGTACTATTTTAGCATTGAATACAGGTGGCTCGCGGCCAGTTCCGCAGTCGTTTGTCTGCGCCAGTCGAGCTTTGCTCCTGGCGCTTTTTTTTAGAAAGGTAGATCGTCTGGCACAAGATCGTGGCTGCTTTTTGGCTGTATAGGCATACTGGCCTGGCTAGCCGGTGCATTTAGATCCTGGGCTTGCTGCTCACTAAATAAGACGCGCAAATAATTAGCTCCGGCCTTACTCTTGTTTACCCAGCCACTAACACGGTACTGCTTTCCGGCAATGGTGGCCGTGCCGGTGTAGTCCGGCTGCGTGGGCTTGTCCTTTGTGTTTTTGTAAAGGCTGCCGCTGTTGTTTTTCTGTTCCATAATTATTGCTGTTCAGTTGCCTCTGTTCCCAGGTTAATTTTTCTTTTTTGTAGGTACCTGCGGTGCTGGCTCGATGTAAGGTACCTGGCTCCAGCGTCCGTTGTAGTTCATTATGGCTACCGGCTCAAAATCGCCGTCGCTACGTATGTATTTCGGCTTGAGTACGAACTGGCCTGTATCCTTATTTTTTTCCACTATCATAGTTGACTGGCTCCAGCGATCGGTATTGCTACCCAGGTGTCCCAGCGTTTCGCCGTGGCCTTTACCCAGGTGCAGTACGCCGATTAGCAAAATATCATATTGCTTAGTGATCCGTTTCAGCCAGTTAGTTACTAGGCGCGTTTCTTTTGGATCGTTGTAGTCAAGGCATAAGTCCAGTAGTCCGTCCACAATAAGGCAGCTACAGTCCTTGTTTTCGATTAAATACTGCTCTATCATTATGCGGATCTTGCTGGGCATATCCTCGCGCATACTATAGGCGTCGAAATAATCTGGTAACTTTTGCTTATCCGCCAGGCTTACTATCTTATCTATTTGCCGGTAAAAATCAAAGCTGCTCATTTCAGTATCAAAATAGCCGATCCTGGGCCGATTGACTGGGAGCTGCAACTTCATTCCCCAAATGCCTTGAAAGGGCGGCACCAGGGCTGACGCGGCCGCAGCTCCCACAAATGTTGACTTGCTGGCCTTAGGCAGGCCCGAAAATACAATATAGCTCTGCAGGCAGCCAACTACTTTGCCCTGGATAGTAAAAATAGGCTCTTGCGCAGGTGGCCTATTAGCAGCGTCGTATCGCCTGGCGTGAAGCAGCGCAGTAATTAGTCGAACGTCGTTTGCCATTTAGTTAGTAGTTCCAGTAGCTAGATAGCCATAGCATAAAAGTAAAAATGATCAGTAGCCAAAATTTAGGGCTATTCAATAATCTGTAAAGTATCTTTTTCATTTTGCTTTTCATTTAATTGGTCTAGTAATGTTTTTGCAGTAATGATCGCAGCCTGTATAGGTGTGATCGGCTCGCCTTTGTCGGCTAGCGGGTGCTTTTTGCCTAGCTCCAGGTAGGTAGGTAGCAGCTGTATAGCAAAATACTCTAGCTTACTCATTCCAGGGATCGGCGCAATAATGCGGCCGAGATTGTCCTGGGCTACTTGTGGCGGGAACGCTGGTAAATTGTAATTTTCCATTTTAGGGTTTTTTTTAGGTTATAGAATAAAAAAGATATTTCGATAAGAATATAGGCCAGGCAAAATACTGGCAGGCATACCAGAACTAAAAATAATAGCTCTAGTAAGAATTTAGCCAATTTCATCGGGGATCGTTAATATGTTTGTAATTGTGCGCTGGTAGTGGTCAATGCTTTCGCCGATTAGCAGGCGCAGTTCCATACCTAGGTTAAAAGGGATCAGCGATTGATCTACCTGGGCCCGGCTGCCGCAGCTGTAGGTAAATTCAATTTTGATCCTGGCGTCGTCCAGGTGTTTGCCTAAAAACTGTAGTGTCTTAATTTTGTTTTCCAGCTCGCGTATGTACGCGGCACGGTCGCTTAGGATTGCCATAGTTCCGATAATTTAAGGTTAGTAAAGTCGTTTGTCGTTTGTAAATTTATAGCACTTTAGTTCATATAAACAAAAAAAAATCTACTCTGTAGTTGAGTAGATTGCCTAAAATGTATAAAAATCAGCTATTTAAGATAAAAATAGCTTACTTTCTTCTTTTCTTCGCCTGGTAAGGCCTGGCACCTCTTTGCCTTTTACCTTATTCCAGCGTAAAAACTGCGCTGCTACGGCGGCTTTGTCGGCGCCGCTATTAAGTAAACGAAGCAGCGTTGATCTTGCAAATGCTCCAGCGCCTATATTAAATAGCAGGCTAGCCAGCGCTAGTTGCTGGTTGTTATTGATCGGCACCTTTACTAATCGCTTGACTTCGCCCTCTGCTGCAGCTACAGTAATGCGCAGCCAGTCCAGGGCTTCTTTTTTTGTAATTGTATCGCCTTTTTTAATAGGCAGGCCAGTATAGGGATTGCGCGTATTGCCGTAGCCGATTGTCCAAATGCCTGCGCTGTCCTGGTAGGCTTTTAGCTCTAGGCCCTCGAATTTTGCTATAAGAGTAGCTGCGCTCACGTTAGTAGATAGTAAGATTAAGCCCACAATAGCCAGGGCAATGATATAGTTCTTTGTTCCTTTCATTCATTACAGCCCTGTTTTGTCAAAATCTTTAGCCGCTGCTAGGCCCAGGCCAGCTCCAATTGTTGTAATCCCGGTTACCAGGTCGCCTTTAAGAATAGCGGCCACGCCGCCAATAATAGTGGCAAATCCGAAAAAGGTTGTTTTCCAGTTTTTAAGTAGCTTTTTCATTTTTTACAAAGTTTATTCCGTTATAGATTATTGTTGCAATGCCCAGGGCCGTCATTATTGCCCGATCCTGGCCTTTTAGCTTAGTGGCCGCATACAGCATAAACGGCCCGATATAGGCCACGTCTGCGATCCTAATTAGCTGTGTTTTCAAAGGCTACTGCGCTTAAATTGCTGAATGAGTATATCGAGCTTGGTTTCCAGCCGGATCAGGCGCTCGCCGTGGTCGTCGTGCTTAGCCTGCTTTTCTTCCAGCGTTTTTACACGCTGATTAAGTACGGCCCAGGACGCTACAAAGCTGCAAATACTACTAATTACTATCGTTGCTATGTTGAGATCCACTTTCTTGCTGTTTTTTAGTTTCTTCGGCGATCGCCATATTGACCTCGCGCAGTTTAGATTGTAAAAATTCAATGTTTGCCAGTAGGTCGTAGGCCTGGGCCTTTAGTTCCGTTACGTTTGCCATTTTTTAAGGTATTAAGGTTAAATTTAATTGACTACAAATATACTCATAAGCGGCTAAATTAACGTCGCCAGCTTGCCCCCACGCGGTATAGTCGTCGCCCGATATACTGGTATAGCTTTGCGCTAAAGATTGCTTAGTTTCGTTACCCTCGCTATCGGTAGTAACGCTGTTAATAACCCAGAAAAACTGCGCATAATCGCTTAAATTATCATTAACAATTGACGCGTCAATAAAATTTCCTTCGCTTGTTTGTCCGTTAGTCCAAATTTGAACTGGTTGTATTGAATATCCCATTTTTATTTTATTTATGCGTTTGCTATTGTTGTTATTGTTCCGCTGCTACCTCTATATTTTAATGCGCCAGCTTCTACATATAAAATACCGCCGCCAGTAGGATTGCTTGACGGTACTGTATTTACATCCCCAATAAACATAACTCTCACACCACCACCAAAACTTGAGCCGTTTAATCCTAAATTATTTCCTATTGTTGTTGTAGGTAGTCCAGTTGATGCAGTGTTACTAATTATTAAACACCCAGCACCACCGCTACCGTCTATTCTCAAAATTTCTTCGCTCAATGTTGTTTTACTAAAATAAACTATAGGGCCGCCAGCAAAACCAGTAGTAGGGCCAACACAAAAAACACCGTCACTGGTAAATCTTCCGCGTTCAGTTCCATTTGTGCCTAAAACTAATGAGCCTGCCGAATTTATCCAACCATAATTATTAGTAGAACTATAAGACGCGGTTAAACTGCTTGAAATCCAACTTGTAATAGCTAAATTTCCATTCAAATATAATCTATCATTACAATTTAAAAAACCAGTAAATGTTCCAGTCCCATTAACTTGTAATTTATTACCGTTATCCGTTGTACTACCAATTAAAACATTACCATTTGGCGCAATATATAACTTTGTATCATAGGTGCTTCCTGTTCTTGTTGTACTTTGACTTATATTAAAATCTCCATTTGCATTTACATCATTCCACAATCTCCACGACCTTGACGAAGAACTTGCACCATAATTATATTGCAAAAGTCCTCCGGCACTTCCGCTTTCTAATCTTGCACCTCCAACAATATCAATTTTAAATTGTGGTGTTAATGTTCCAAGCCCTAAATTACCTCTAATATAAGCATTACCGCCATTTGCATTTAATTGAAAATTTAAATTTCCGTTTACTGAATTGTAGGTTTGATATATATGAACATCGCTATCAGCACGATTGTTTGTTGTATCTATATTAACAACAGTAGTTGAAAATGAAACACTATCATTAAAATTTGCATTTACATATCCTGCCCACGCGATACCACCTAAACTATCGCCAGTTTGTATATTTGCTTTTGCCGTAACAGTACCTCTACCATTCCGCAAAAAAATATCAGGTGTACCCGCTCCATTGGTTGTATATTCTTCCAACCAAAGTGCAATATCATTGGCATTACCAGCCGCGGCAAATGACCTTGTTAAGTCGGTTGGCGTTCCTCTCAAAAATTGTCCAGTATCAGTATGAAAACTACCACCGCTTAAATCTAAC